CCCCAACCGTCGGGTTGCCGCCTACCTCGACGAATGCTGGAGGATATTTCGCGTTGTCGCCCGTCTTCGCCCACACCTTCCACTCGCTATAGATCTCCTGCCAGGTGAGCGAGTTGTCCCCGCCTGCGCTGATCTCCACGATGCGCAGTGGTCCAGACGGGTCGAATGTGACGATGTCAGGCATTGCTCACCGGCAGCGCCCGCTTGCAGGGGCCGCATACCGTCCACTCCGTTGTCCCGTCGAACGACACGGGCGCCTGCTCGCCGCAGTGCGGGCAGGGCGCCTTCTTGCCGGTTGCGTCCATTCCTATCGCGCTCTCCGTGCTCTCGCCCTTCTCTTCAGTAGCGATGACGGTGGCGGTCTGCACGGTCTCCACCTCGATGAGCCGCACCGCGCGCACGGCAGGCAGGAGCAGCGCCGCTCGCGACGCCTCGGTCGCCTCGAGCTCCGTGGCGTGCCCGGCGTCGCGCCTCACCCACGTCTTGCCGACGAGGATCTCGACGGCGAAGACCGCGTTCTCTCGGCGCCAGAGCTGTTCGTGTACCTTGATCATGGGGAGCCCTCCACGGCTGCACAACGCCAAAACCTAGCCGTACGTGAAATTCCTGTCGACCTGCTGGTTGAGGCTCACGGTCTGACTGCCCGTCCAGCTTTTTCCCTCGAGCCTGATGGGCAGCTTGCCTTCCTTGATGGCCACGACGGTGTATGCGGTGCTCGCCTGCAAGGATGCCGCCCAGGTCACGGCGGGGGCCGACTCGACGCCCTGCGCCTCTGAGCCATCGGAATCCTTGTAGACGCGGATCTCAGTGCCAGCCTCGAACTCGTCGAACGTGACTGTGATGCTGCTATTCACAATGACAGTGTTGCTACCTGCCTTCTTGTAGCTGAAGTTCCCGCTGCAGCTGGTGAGGTTGATCGTGATTGTGGCATCCGTGCGAGCAACGTAGATCGTAGAGTCATTCTGGCCGTTGTCGGCATGAAACCCCGACGTCGTGATATTGCTGAGACCGATGGTTGTTGGCGCACTGGCGCCAAAGGTGATCGCGTGGTGGGCATTAGCTCCCTTGGTGAATGTAGAGTAGTCGAGGTAGCCGTTAGGATCTGTTGCCACGTTCCAAACAACTGCAGACGCGTCAGCTGCTACGCTTGGGACGAGGAAGCTGCAGTAGGTCATGTGACAGCCGGCCGCTGTGATCACTCCGCAGCCGACGAATGTCGTGGAGGTCAGCACTGCCGTTGACAGGAAGCTGAAGGCGCCCATGCCGCCAAACTTGCACGTGTTGAGCTGCACGTCGGCGGCGTCCACCATCGTGAGCGTGCCTGGGGACACTGTCCCGAGCGCCTGGAAGTTCACGCGGGTCCAGTATACCTTGGTGCCCGCGACGCGGATCTCGATCGCGTTGAACCCGGCCGTGACGTTGACCGTGTTGTCGACGGAGACGTTGACGTCGCTGTCGCGGAAGTCGGCGGCCGTGCTGTTGTAGCCAATGGTCATTAGCCCCTTCCAGAGGTAGCCGCCTCTGATGGGGTAGATCAGCCCCCAGCGCGTCGCCTGCGCGTTGTCTGTGGCGGCATAGCCAGCGAAGGTGCAGTAGCCATCGGCCAGGCTGCCCGCGGAGAACCTGGCCTCACATCGACCGTACCGCACGGCATCGACGGCGTGCGGGTCACCTTTTCCAATGGCGACGAGCAGCCTGACTGCCGACCCGAAGTACTGCCAGGCGCCCGAGGGTGAGCCGACTGTCGTTCGGCCTGCGGTCACTGACGGGTTCAGCGCCGCGTTCTGCCAGAGCCCCATGGGATATGGAGATGCATTGTAGCCACCGCTTGCCCACCAGTAGAAATTTGCCAGGCTGCTGCCTGCCATCACGCGCATGCCACCGTTGGCCAGGGAGTCCATCGCCATAGGCGAGGCCATCGCCTGCCAGATCAACACCGCGCCGTCCGTGGGGATAGTAAGCGGTGCACCGGCATTGACCATCAGGCTCGCAATGGTCGCCTTGGTACAGGTTTGGCTGATCGCCATCCCCGTCGCGCCTTGGATCCACGGGTAGTCGGCGTCTGCCACCGGGCTGCCGCAGTCATCCCAGGCAGCGTCCGTGGACTCGGCCCACGCAGTGGTGGCAGCCGCGAGGTCGATGTCGACGAGGTCTGTGCCGTAGGCTGGAACGGCCACGGGCTACCTCTCCCCCGCGGCTCGAGCCGCCTCGAGCAGGTCACGCCAGATCGGCGTGAAGGCGGTGTCGGGCGGCAGCGCGTAGTGGTTGGCCGCGCCGACCACGGCAGCAACAGCTGTGCCCTGCGCGACGTAGCGGTCGACCAGCGACCTCCCGACGCCCGTCTTCCATGCGTCGGGCCGCAGCGGGTCGACGTTGAACAGCACGACCGACGACTTGCCCCTGAGCGGCTCGACGTAGAACCCGCACAGGTCTGGGCGCAGCGACTCTGGGAGCACCGAGCTCGCCGCCCAGAGGCAGATGTACCTCCTGCAGGCCAGCGGGCGGCCCGCGTAGCACATGCAGCTTGCGCCCTGCGGCCCCGTCCCGTGCGGGCATGCCGCCCCTGCCAGCTTCCCAATCTCTGGGATAGCCGGCAGGGTGCAGCACATCGTGCAGGGACCGCAGGAACGCATGCTCATCACGGGTTGCTGAAGTTACGCTCGATGTTCGACGCGAGCGGGATCGTCACGGCGCTCGTCGAGATCGTCTGCACCGTGCTCTGGGTGTACTGGGCATCCTCCTGCCCGATAGCGCGGGCCACGACGTAGGCATCGGTGCCGCCCGTGTGGCCGCCCTGCACGTTGCCCGAGTAGTCGTAGGAGAAGGCGTAGTCGGCGCTCGCGGCTCCGGTGACGGGTGCGGCCACGTCGTCCTGCACGATGATCGCATCCGGCGTGTCGACGCAGTTCTGATCGAGCGTGCAGGAGGTGGAGCTGGCGGTCACGATGGTCTCGCCGTCGTAGCGGGTCACGTCCCACTGCGACGTGGAGGTCAGGGTCGTGACCTGGTAGACCCCGTTCATCGGCTCGTCGACGCCGGTCAGCCCGGCGATCCTGACGTAGGCGCCCGCGCCCTTGTTGAGCGTCGCCGGCAGGTTGCCCCCGGTGGAGTCGAACGTCCCCGAGGGCCCCGTGCCGGCGGTGACGACGAGATCGCTGACGGTGCTGCGGATGGTGCGGTCGAAGAAGAGCCAGTACTCGGCCGCCGTGTCGTCGATCAGCGTCTGGTTGAAGTCCAGGGTGACGCTGACCGAGAGCGGATGCGAGCGGACGGTCCCGGTGTTGTCGTAGTACACCGTGTCGTTCTTCGAGGCCGCGTTCAGGTCGGTGATGAAGACGCCCGAGCCGCCGCCGACGGGGTTGACCGGGAAGGTCAGGCCGCCGTCGACGGAGCCCACCTGCAGGGTCGGCCCCAGGAACCGCATGAGACCGTCGAGCGTGAGGCCGATGCCCGTGTCGCCGCCCGCGTCGATGTCCGTGTTCTTGCGGAGCTGGCGCTGCGTCCACTCGTAGACCTGGGTGTTCGTCCCGCCGTTGCCGTCGATGACGATCCCGAAGTTGTAGGGACCGCCGACGAGGAGCCCGCTCCCGCCGAGCGACTGCGGCGTGGCGTAGTAGGTGAGGGTCATCCCGGTGTACGGGAGCGTGGTGTCGATCGTGTTGTCCGTCGCGCTGATGTCGAGGTCCTGCGCGTTGCTCAGGCCGAAGGTGAAGAGTCGGTTCGAGAGCACCGTCTCGCCCGCCGCGGCCAGGTTCGACTGCGCGAACGTGCGGGCGTTGCTGTTCCCCGCCGTGGTCCGCATGCGCAGGCGCAGCGTGAGGGCGTTGCGGTTGTCGACGCAGCACTTCATCACCGTGTCAGCAGCGTTGTTCGTCAGCACCCCGTCGACCACGACGGCTCCGTTGACCCCGTCTGCTACCGTCACCAGCGTGAATGTGCCGACGTTGCCGGCATCCTCAGCGTCGGTGATCGTGATCTGCCCGCCGACTTTGTACCCGTCGTCGTACCAGTTGCCACCGTCGGCGCGAGTGATCGTGTTGGTGAGCGTGATGACGAACCCGACAGCGGCGTCGATCGGCGTCACGAGTCCGTCGTAGCAGCAGATGGCCTCGGCGACCGGGCCGCAGAACGTGAAGGAGACTGTGTCGTCGACGGTCGTGTCCGCGCCGAACTGGTAGTATGCCTTGTCGCCCGTGGTCGGTGTCTGGTCGAGGAAGGCCCCGAGGGTCCGGATCCCAGCGTAGACGTAGCTCGTCGAGGCATCGTCGGCGATCTCTGCCCAGCCCATGTTGCGCAGGAGCTTGCGCGTGCGGATGGCCGGGCTGGCAACGTCCTTGAACGCCCATCCGTTGTTGTTGCCGCTCGGGTCCTGGCCGATGAAGTACTTGCCGGCGTCGGAGTCGATGCAGAGCATGGGGAACGGCGCGGCGGCGATTAGGTAGTCGTCTGTCTTCCAGCTGATCATGGTGAACGAGTAGAACGCCTGGCCCAGCGCGCCGTCGAGGTCGAGCCCGCCCTTCTCGAGCAGGTAGATCTCACGAGCGGCCGTGTCATACATGACGCTCTTGTGATCGCTGGTCGTGACCGCAGCCTCGGACGCGCCGTTGTTGGGCTCTGCAGTGCTCGTGTCCAGCTTCGTGCAGATGTACTCCTCGGTCGACGTGACGACGGAGGTCACCTCATAGGTGCCGTTGTTGTCGGCGTCCGAGTGGGCCGAGATCACGAAGCGCGAGCCGGCGACGAGCACGGGGAGCTCGCCGCCCGCCGACGCGACGTGGACCGAGCGGCCGGACTGGCCCGAGAGCACCATGTCGGTAACCGCGCTGGTGAGCGAGGCCAGCACCGCGATCGCCTCGGTCGTGGCGTTGATCGGCTGCGACCCGCTGACCTTCGTGCAGGCCAGCAGGCTGGCTGTCGGCGTCCCGGTCGCGATGTAGAGCCCGTTGTTCACGGTCTCGCTGTGGTCGCGCACCTCGAAGAACTCCCCGGCCGCCAGCACGGGCAGGTCTGCTCCCGACGAAGCGATCTCGATGTTCGCGCCGCTCTTGTTCTGAAACACCCCGTCGGCAACCGCCGTGGAGTACCCCTGCGATAGGGAGTTCGGGTCTTGGATGATTCCGAGTGCCATTATCTTTCCTCCGTCAGGAGTTTACTTGCGAGTTGCAGGCTATTTCTACTACGTCAGGGTTCCAACAACTCTGTCTACGGTGCCAGAGACGCCGACCCAGTCTATGGATAGTGAAGTTTGTGTACCGCCCCCGGCAACCTTGGAGCCAGCATATGCGTAGAACGCATGCCCAATGTTGGAGAGGGCGCCTACTGTAAGCTCGACAGCCTCGGTGTTCTCGCCAATGATGATCTGGGCATTGTTGGCATCAATGATGCCAACAGTCGCTTCATACCACACGTTCGTTGTCATACCGCCAAGAGAGGCACTGAGTACAGTTTGCGACCCGGCGCTGTTTACCATCTCCAGCTTCACTGCAGCCGTGCTATCGATGAGGATGTTGACAGCGGAAGAGCTTTCTCTCGTCCTGAAGCCAATACGATGCACAACGTCGGTGAACGAGGGCACGCTGAATCGTACACGTAGGATGGTCTTGTCCTCAACCAGCAGGTATGGATCGTTCTCTGTACTGGAATCCAAGTATCCTTGCTGAATTCCATACCAGGTATTCGCAAGGTCTTTGCTCCTGATTTGCAGTATGCCATGCGCCGCTGGATAGCCTTCGCTGGAATTGATAAGGTGCAAGTCTCCTTCGTGCCCTCCAGTGTCGACTATCGACCTCCACATCGGGTTTGGAGCCTCTGCAAGATCTGGATCCCATAGGCCCGCAGCTCCGGTCATCGAGTACAGGAAGTCGTCAAAGAACGGCCGTGGGAAGTCTGGGCCGCGGACTACGCGCCTGTTGAGCTCCTGAAGGATGACCAGAAGCTGAGCATCTATCGTATCGGCGCTCAAAGACAAAACGACTGGGAGGCCCTGCCGAAGCTCTGTTTCTGGCCAAGCCCGAGCGCCGATGAGCTCTGACCCGGTTGGAGTCGTGGTAGCACCGAGGGCTTGAATTGCTGAGAGGAGGGCCTCACGCCCTGTTCTTCCTCGAATGGAGGTCCCGGCTGCAGCGACTAGCGGAGCCGCAGCTGTGGAGTCTATAGCTAGCTGGTCGCTGCGTCGGCCGGCAAGGTTCGCGTAGTAGCCTGTTAGGGCGTCCCACTCTGCGGACGTATTGCAGACAGCCACGCACTGCATGGCACCCGCGGAATTGGTCAGTAGCAGGTCCGTGAGAAGGACCATGTTGTCGACGAGCGCGGCTCGACCAGGAGTGGACCCGGGAGCATGAGTGAAGGCCACGCCCTCGGTGAGGTAGAAGTGGAAGCTCTCTTCCTCCTCGAAGTAGTAGGGGTCTTCGGCCTCATCGTAGCGCATGTCGGACTGGTGCTCGTCGTAGACGAGGAACAGGCTGACGATGATGCGCTGCCCGATGGGGCAAGAGTCGGCGATAGCCGAGCCCGAGCCGACGGCATCTACCGTTGCACCCTCGGCCGTCGCGCCCAGGTTGGTAATCTTGACCGTGGCATCCGTTGGGATATGGCAGCGTCGATTCGACGTGTCTCGAGCCGAGCCCGCAGTGACATCGACGAAGTCGTCTACCCCGCTCTTGGCGACGACCAGGCCCTCGTTGATGCCGCCGTAGATGTCCGGCCCGGGGGAGCTGCCAACCGCGACCTGGCACATGCCGGCGTCAAGGGCTAGCCCGCGCTCGGCGTTCTCGAGATCGGCAAAGGAGGAGTCCAGCTCGCCTTCTGTGACAACCTGGCCGTCTCCATAATTTTTTCTGTCTGACATTCGAGCACTTGTCCTTTGTCTTCGAGGAGCTGTCTACAGAGTCGTGTTCGTTCCCAGCACTGAAACCCCGAGAATCCAGCCGGTCAGTCCGGGCAGTACATGCCCCGGCTCGACGATTCGCACGAGGTGCAGGTCAATCGGGTCTGCCCACGTGGCAACGTCCCAGACGATCCGTCTCTCCTCGTTGGTCAGGATAACCGGGGAGATGATGTTGTAGCTATTCTTCATGCGTGCCGTCGACGGTGCCAGCGTCGTGGTGTACCCTAGCCTGCCCTTGACTGGATCGCCGAGGACCCAGGCCGTGCGGGTGTTGTAGGGCACAACCTCGAAGTGAATATCGAGGAGAGTGAAGAGCATGTCCTCGATATTCTTATCACTTCCCAGGTTCCGGTAGAACCCGCGCAAGGCAGCAAGAAGCTTGCGCTTTTGATTGTTCGTCTCGAGCGGGAACGTGAAGGGGTTTCCCTCGTGGATGAGGAGCCAGTCCAGCCAGTGGTCCGGGCAGCTGTAGGGGTCGTAGGCCTGCTGGATCTGGTCTGCAGCGTACCAGAGCTGATCCTGCGCGTCCTGCAGCACCACGGCCATCTTGCGCAGCTGGCAGCTGGCCTCGAGGTCTTCCTTCATGTCCGTGCCGGGGATGATCTGCGTGCTCCACATCCTGAAGCGCTTAGCCGGGCGCCCGAACGTCGGGGAGGTGAAGTCCAGCTCGGAGTCGGCGGCGTTCTCCCAGACGTCCTGCGGGCCCACGGCGTGCAGCGTGTAGAGCCGGCCGAAGGAGATGCCGTCGTGCCAGGTCAGGTAGACGTACTCGTCGGGGTTCTCACCGTCCAGGAGCTCGCTGGCTGGCACGGATGCAGCCGCGGTCGGCATCGGGCAGAATGCGACCTGCGTGCGCTCCGCGTCCAGCGGATAGGTGCCTGCGCCTTCTTCAGCAAGGCGCGCAGCGAGCTTGTAGGAGGAGATCGTGGCAGAGATCGTTCGGCGCTGAACGATCGTGCCGGCGGAATCCGTGTCGTCCCCGCTGTCCATGGCAAGTGCGCCGGGCGTCACGGTGAGGACTCCCGCGGTGATGTCCACCCCGGAGATCTCCCGTGTGCCATTGTTCGTCGGGATGATGGACCCGTAGAGCGCAACGAACTGGCCAACCCAGTCCTCACTGAGTCGAGCTCCGGCGATCTTCACGTGCGTTGCATCAAGAATCTCAGCTCCGCCTGGCCAGTACTTCACGAACTGAGCGCCACCCACATCGTCCGTCTGCAGCACGGGCTCGTTGAACTTCACTCGGCAGCGGAACGGTGTGAACCAGAGGATCTCGGCGAGCTCAGGTTTTGTTAGGTCCTCGACGACGAAGCTGTAGCTGAAGGGATAGACCGTGCCGGACCCGACAAGCTGGGCAGTGATCTCGACCGTGATCGTGTCGAGCGACGTGAATGCCTCGGGCGCAATGATGGAGAAGACCAGCTCGTCGTTGACTGCAGAGCCTGCAGATTGCCGAGGGGTCGCCGAGCCTGAGAATCCATTCTTGAATCCGCCATCGGCCTGGTCGTAGGCTAGAACCCGGGTGGAGTTGATAGCAGACGAGATGTAGATCTGGGTGACTGCGTCTATGGCCGCAGCCCCGAGCGAGGCTAGCTGGAAGTCCACTGTCCTGGTGCAGAGGACATCGTCCTCCTGGTCTGCGGGAACGCAGTTGATGAGGACCAAGTCCTCAGCAGGCGTCTCGTACTCCAGCTGGTCGATATAGGCTGCCGCGAGTTTGGTATCAACAGGGCCCAAGGCTACCCCCGTGGTTGTGAAGCTGAATGACGTGCTGGCAGTTGGCATCAGTTAGCCTCGGCTTGCACGTCTACAACGTACTCGGTGCTGGGGCTAAACGGAGTGGGGCCAACAACGTCGAAATGGTAGCCTCCGCTGATCGCCGATATCGCTACAGTGTGCCCGTTCTGCTCTGGAGATTCCTGTGTTCCGTCGTATGCTACAATGCCGCTGATCGAGACTATCGCTGTGCTTAGGTCAACCGTGTAGGACCCGCCATGCACGTCGAACGACACATGCGAGGTCAAGGGGACGTTGGTAGACTCGTCTGGGGGAGAGATGTTGTCAATGTGGGGCGCTACCGTAGGGGCCATTGCGTACGTGGCAACTGCATCTATCAGATTACTATCTGGCCAAATAGCAGATGCCCAACTACTGCCATCTTCAGACTCGTGAAAGTCTATAGCCTCTGAATTGAATGCCAAGCATGTATATCCGCTAGGCAGGCCCCCAAGATTCTTGCACACCTGATTGTGCGGGGCCCCCTCTGATGAATCGCAAGTTAGACGTTCTTCCCAAGCGATACTGTCCCAGTGATACAGCACAGCGGAGTCGTCTGGATAGGAGTACATCCAGATGTCATTGTCTGAATTTCCGAAGATTCCACCCCAGCTGGCTCCCCAGTTGAGTATCGGGTCCCCGACTATTTCCCAGCTGGAGCCATTCCACCGAGTAACGATCGTTATCCATTCATCCGTGTAGGTCTCACACACGACGTAGACGGAGTCTACGCTCGCTCCCCAGACATCGGAAAAGTAGCAGGTGTCCGTTGCACCTGTAGCTACGATGATTGCTGTTGAGTGGTCGAACCAGCTTTCACCATTCCAGTGTAGAACTCTGTCCCGTCCTGTAACCCAGATATCGGCACTACTACTAGCCCACACACCCCAGATCTGAGCTTGGTTGACCGGAAACTGTGAGGTGAGATCAGCGAACACTGACCAAGACGCACCATCGTAGTGTAGAAGCTCGGCCTCTGTCTTTCCCGGCTTGTATTCAGCAGCAAATACATCGTTGGCAGCAATAGCGTGGCCTCGATAGACTGTGCTACCGTCTGCCACCAAGCAGTAGTCCGTGAACTCTTTGAGGCTCCACGTTTCAGTACCCGGAGCATAGTGCCAGAAGCCTGCATTGGAGAACGCTAGGTCGAACGCGTAAATATGAGGTGCACGATAACCGTCAAAACGCCAATTGTAACCAGAAGTATAACCAGAACCATACCAGAGAAAATCGTCATGTACACCAAGGCACATAGTATGGTTGGTGAAAGCCATGCTTGTCCAGGTCGTGCCTCCCTCCCATCGATAAACACCTTTGGCACCATCATAACCAGAAGCGTATAGCTGACCATTCCACGCAATAAGATCACTAACAATCGTATGGTACCCTACCAACCCACAGTCATTCCATGTGGTCCCGCCAGCATATACGTAGACATGGCCGTCCATGCCGCCAGCATATAGATTACCATTAAACTCATATAGACAGTATATCCAGGGAAATTCAGCCGTGCCAGGCACAGGCTGGCCACAGTCCGTCCAACTGGTGCCACCATCGTACCGGCAAACCTTATTGTAGCCAGGGGTGTCATTGAAGGCCCCATACAGAAACCCTCCACAGACACATAAGTCAGCTATCTCATCGCCAAACGGATGTCCACAGTTTGTCCAACTGGTGCCGCCATCGTACCGGCAAACCTCAGCATCCACCACATGGGTGTAATGCTGCGTCCCCGCATACAAGTCACCGTCCCACGGACACAGGCATGTAATGTGGTCTAGAGATGCAGGATGGCCACAGTGCGTCCAGCTGGTGCCTCCAGCCCATAGGTAGACATGACCCTCATACACACCACCACTACCGTTGAGGGCACCTACATAAAGGCCCCCCTCAAACTCACACACAGCGTATACACCAGAGGAGTCTACCTCGGGCTTACCCAAATCTGTCCAGATAGGATTGTCTGGGCCACCGCCAGCGTATCGTCGAACAAGACCGCCTGACGCAGAATTACTAGCACAAAAGAACAAATCACCATCAAACGAGATCTGCTCGGTTACCCAGTTAACAGAGTAATCTCCTCTGCCATAGTTAGGCCAACCGTTAGAGCTGTGGTCGACCAACATGCAGGCCATACGCTCGCCTGAAAGAGCGACGTACTGCTCAGCACGATGGACAGTTTCTCCAGTGTAGTTGATGACCACAGGACCTGCAGACCATGAACCATCCTTCCTAAATGTCTGAATGCGAAGCCCATGGTACGAGCCCTCGTACCCCGTGTAGGACTTCGATGCAACAGTGATTAGACCCGTTGAGATCTTAATGTCAGCGGTATCGAATTGGTAGCTGCCTGTAATGTCCAGTGTGGCTACTTCGCTCCAAGACCCGGAATACTCAAAGATGCGAAGCTTGCGTGCGGTGTGTACTGATGCTTGTCCTTCAAGCACGGCCAGTACCGTGTCCAGAATGGCTGCTCCGTAGTTCACGTAGCCTGGAAGTGGAGTGACTGTGTACTCCAAGGACCAGTCGCTCTGCGGGCGCACCTCAACACTGGAGTCAGCAAGAACTGTGATGATCCTTGTGCCGTCATAACCTTTGGTATATGGATACCAGCTATCCGTCTTTGTTGTGGTAAGGGAGAATGCACCTCCACCTACTCTGTCATATACCCGTAACCCAGGGTTGACAGATCCCGCAGTGGTTGTTACTAGTAATCGATCACCTACCAAAAACAACCGTCCACGAGAGCAGATTGTATCTTCAATCTCTTGAGGTGGTAGCGTCGCTCCATAGTCAGTGTAGACATAGACCTTTCCAGTATCCCCAGGAAAACCTGCATCCGTCACCAAAGAAACCGCAATGGTCCCATTGTCATGGGCCATCGAGTCGCCAAAATGCTGGTGCGGAGAGGTGCCGCGTGTCCGGTATACCTCACCACTGGACCAACACACCGCATACAGATAGATGCCATCTGTACCCATGCCATCTATCCAGCTACTAGCCAATTGACCAAGGCTCGTCCAAGTGGCGTCACCGTCGTACAAACCTACATACCCTTGGTCTCCGGTGCCAACGGCGATCTTTCCCTGATACGGCAGCATCCAGCCTATATACGTCTGACCAGTATCGAAACTTGACCACGTAGTGGCTGGCCACCCTGCATACTTCCATACGCTCCCATCTCCGCCTGCATAGAGAGATCCATTGAAGGAAAGCAGCGGGAAGACATTATCTGTAATCGGTACGCTTAGTGCTCCAGCCTTCGACCAGCTTGTTCCTCCGTTCCAATGCCGCACATTGCCAACACCCGTGTCCGTCTGCGTGCCGCTGGCGTATAGGGCTCCATCATGGGACGCGAGACTGATTAGCTCGGTCAGCCCAGTAGACCCAATCGAGGTCCACGCGGTGCCTCCATCCCAGCGATACACAGTGCCTGTGTAGCAGCCTATATATAGGTTCCCGTCGTGTACTGCCATACCATAGGGGAATGATCCGGCGTCAGGGACACCGCAGTCAACAGTCGACACACCATCATAATAGTAGACGTGGCAGCCGTCCTTCCAGCCTGTAGCGATGAAGAGTTTGCTATCAAACTGGATCAGACCGCAGACAACTGAGCTACTGCCGAGTGCTCCGGCGGACACATCGGCCCAGACAATTCCTCCGTCCCAGCGATATAGACGTGGATGCCCACCAGCTTCATTTGCGTCGCAAGATCCGACGTATATATGCCCATTGTAGTATTCAACACCGTATCCATCATCGCTTCCTGCAACAGTGCGGCCCAGATTGGTCCACGCACTTGCACTGCTGGGAGGAACAACTGTCCTGATCAAGGACCAAGTGTTCTCCCCGGATAGACCGTACACTTGAAATCTACCGGATAGCAGGCTGTAGCAAGGATCAGCGACGACTATGTGCGTAGCATCCATCGCAATGGATGCAATCGGGCTTGACCCAGTGAGTACAGGAGCAAATAGCCCAAGTTCCGTGGTGGTTTCAGCATACAAAGCACCGCCGCCATCGTAGATGATGATATCGCCCTGCGTTGTTGTCAGTAGCAGGCCACCGCTGCCCACAAGTTCCGGCTGGGGTGAAAACTCTTGCCAGGCCCCCGCGTCTCGCAAGTAAAGCTTCTTTCCATCGGTGGATAGCGCAAGCATTCTATGCCTGCTGGACGGTAATAACCACCGTCAGGTCAGTAAGGACGCCATCTATATCATCTACGTCCATAGTAACTAGGTCGCCTGTAGAGAATGACCCGGCTTCTATAGTTGTAGATACGGCCTTGCCATCAGCATCGTCGTATGGAATGTATGGCCTGTTAGACTGCGTCGTGAAGATGGTCGTGCCCCTCACATTGACATCGATGTGCGTACCTCCGCCAACGCCCGTGGTAGATTTGCGATGGGCCATGACACGAGTGACTGCACCATCGAACGGCGCCTCCCAGACGCCTCCGAGCTCGACACCAGCGCCGAACTCCACGTTGCTGACGCTCTCGATGAAGAAGTGGCAAGTCTGCGGCTTGCCGTCGATCGCTGCAGCTACAGCCTGGAGCTCCACCTGGAGGGGCTTCTCATCCCCCCAGGACTTGCCCGAGTCCCACTGCGTGCCGTCCTGGTCAGGGAACGGAGGGTACTGAACGATGCTACCAGGCGTACCGAGGCAGATCTGCAAGATGCCGCCTGCGGAGTCGGCTACGGCCCTGATGGCATCTCGGATGGTCTCGTAGGTAGACATCAGGCTGCTGCCTCCAGCTTGAGCTCGAACTTCACCTTGACCAGGGCGCCTGGCGTGACCTTGGAGATGTTGAGCGCGAGGAACCCGCGATACCAGGTGTGCTTCGGCTGCTCGACGATCTTCAGCTGCTCGACGTAGCCAGAGCCGGAATCGAGGAAGGCCCGCGTCGTCCACTGCAGCCCGAGGATCTTGACAGTGACCGCGGCAGGGTCGGGCACAGTAGTCTGTGCCATGTTCACGTTGTAGTAGAGCGCTCGATCTCCCACGAGGACGCTGCCCTGATTGGACGGTATGCCATCGAGAGGGAATGCTCCATCATTGTTCGGGTCAGTGGAGCCAGAGATGCTGAGCAAGGCGCCCTTGTCGCTGGCGCTGAATGGGCTAGCTGGCGTCGAGATGACTAGCCCCTGGCAGCCATCTGGGCTGGGCGTCGTGACGACAAGACCTGAAGTCCTGACGAACCTGACCTGGCCGGCGCTGGAGACGATGGTCCTGGCCTGCGGGAGGTCTCCAGGGATCCTGATGTGCCAGTTGAACCTGACCAGCTTGTAGTCAGCAGTGTTGAACTCCTGCTCCACGGTCACAGCATCGTCTACATTGAACCGATGCGGCTGGAACGGGTCTTCGTCGGCGCCCAGGCAGAAGACGTGCCCGAAGGCAGGAGTTTCACCATAGGCCTGATAGGCATCGTAGACGTACCGATGGCTATAGTAGTAATACCCTTCCTGGTAAGTGCCTGCAGGGGTAGAGTATTGAGGGAGGATTCTCCCAGCTACAGTGCCTGGAAACTTCCAGAGCGGACTGCCCACAGAATCCTCCGATGCTGCCTATGGCGTCAGCTGGCGGTATGCGGAGATGTAATCGAAGAAGCAAGCACGGCCTGCTTGCTGCTCCGTGTACATCCCGAAGAACGGATAGAACCCCTCGAGGATCGGCGCAGACTCGGAGAGGATACCGAGGCTGTCGTCAATGTAGTCGTCCATGCCGGGGATGGCCTTCCACACGGGGTCGTTGCAGGGCCCGCCGTTGGCATCCTTGATTGTCTGGAGCAGGTTCCTCTTGATGGAGATGATGACCTCGCCGTGTGGGTTGACAAGGATGTCCATCTTGATATGGAACCAGACGTCCTCGGCATCGCCAACGTCGGTGAAGGTCTCCGTCGAGGACCTGAGGATCGTCGCATCGTCTGAGTCTACTCCGTTGGCGGGAGAGCCCTTCTTGAAGGCGATCTTGTAGGTCGTCGCGTCGGTCAGCCCGATGAGATACCCGCTGTCTGCCGGGCTGTTGCCGGAGAGAAGGCCGAACATCGGGGCGTACCCGACGCCCGCGGAGTATCGCTTGAAGCAAGCGATCATCACCCCGCCCTTCTTCGTTCCAGCAATGGGATTGAAGTTGGTCTTGTCGCAGACCTTGCCGCCCACGCCGGTAATGGCCGTTGCTGCACGGAACCCGTAGACGTACGACGCGCCACCGGGCGGAGGGGTGAACGCCGCCGACACGCCACGGTTGACATCGCCGCTGCCAAGCCCAGGCGATGCGAGGTCTGCCCAATCTGCTTGCGACATCTTCTATCTCCTAGCTCAGGCCGGAAAGGTCTCAGTCCAGCCGTTACTGAAGTTCTCTTGGTCTGCCCCACCGAATACTGCGAACTCTAGCTGGGCTGGGTCAGCCGGCCAAGTAAAGGCGTCAATCGCGCCGACGGCGCCCCAGGCGGTCTCGAAGCTGTCGATCTCGTCCATCATCTCGAGGTCCGCGTCCGCAAGGCCCTCTTGCGCCCCCTCGTTGCTCCAGCTGTCCTCGAAGGTATCGAATGGGCCCAGTTCGATGCTCTCGTCGTCGAATCTTGATCTGGAGTCGTGGTTCCACGGCGCACCGTAGTAGTTCGGGGCTTGAGGCTCCATCCAGCCGAACTCGAACGTCTCCCGCGGCATGAAGCCGCCCTGGTACTCAGCGTGCGTCGCGAACAGGCACATGATCAAGTTGCTCAGCTCGAGCTCCGACTGAGACCCGTCATTGTCAAACCCAACCTCGAAGCTCTCGTAGGGCGCACCGCTGAACTCGGCAATGTCCTGAGCGCCCGAGGGCAAGGAGACGCCCCAGCTTGCAGCTTCGCCTGGAGCAGCTCCCTCGTCCTCGAACGATGTGTTGTTGATACTGGCCACGAGTGGCTCCTGAATCTCCTGAATTGCCTAAATCTCTACTCCGCTCTCGTCCATGTCGTAGATGGTGATAGCGCCCAGCATGGGGAACTCGTGCTTCAGCAGGTACGCTGAGGACCTGTACCCGTCGATCTTCAAGTCAGACGGGCCAGGCGGGATCTGCCGAACCCCAACAGAGTCACGGATCGCATCGAACACGTCGCTCCATGCGACCTGGTAGTCTGGGAGCCCGTTGGACCCAAGCATCTTGTACCCGAAGTCTACCTTGGTGTTTCTCGCCTTCTTGTCCGTCGCCACGGCGAAGAACTTCTGAAGGCTGTCCTCGATGGCAGCGCGCACAGAGTCCTCGGTAGCATTGGTTCCCTTGTGGATCCGCACTGCTATGTTCAACGTCCGCAGGACACCGTGTAGCACCGTGACGACTACGCCCATGAGCCTTGGATGCTGCCCGAGCTTGTCGATGAGCGCCTCCACCGCGTCAATCTGTGTGGCGGTGGGCGAAGCGGGCGGATAGTACTTGTTCGAGTACTGCCCGCCATAGGCCACGAGGTACAGCCTTGCCTGGTCCTCGGGAATCTCAGGGTCTTGATTGGACGTCATCAGCGCGGCGCGGGCCACGCCGGAGACGCGGCAGGACACGGTCTCAAACTGCGGCTCGTTCACGCAAGGCCCAATGGCTAGCATGGAGAGGGGCCCCAGGACGCGAGCTTCCTCCACGGTCATCTCGTCGTCGCCCCCGCTAGAGGCCGCCGTGTTGTTGAAGAGCATGGTTGCAGGAGACCCAAGGTCGTCGGAGAGACTATCCAGCACGGTCCACTTTGCTCCTGCTCCAACGCGCCCGTCGACTCCTCCGCCTACGAGGTAGGTCACGTTGATCGTGCCCGTCGGGATGGCGCCGTAGACTCCATTGCCGAAGTAGACGAAGACCTTTCCGTTGTTGTCCTTGTAGGCGACGTACCCGAGGATGTCTGGGCCCATCTCCATGAAGGAGCTGAAGGGCAGTCCAGCCTCGTTGAGGCTCGTGTAGGTGCCGTTGCCGGCAGTGATGACAAACGCGTCGGGTTCACCATCGGCGATAGGTATCTGCTCGAGCTGGAGGACCTGGTCTGCTGTGCCATCCGACGAGAAAGCCGAGGTGACCTGCACGACGTTCCTCAGGCTTGCTGCAAGCGAAGTTGCTCCTTGAAGGAACGTCAGTGCAGCTGATGTCGTGTAGATCGCATTCCCCGTGGAGATCTTTGTGCCAACGGGGAGGGAAATCGGCCTCGAGGCTGCAACTCCGTTCGGCAGGGAGAACGTGCCATCCACACTCGCTGCCGTCCTGCCGTTCATCGAGAAGCCCATCGGGCGGCCCATGCGCTGCGCAGACAGCCGGTCGGTCACGAGGGGCCAGTAGAGCTGCCGCATGCGCTCGTCCGCGGCACCGGCCACGAGGGAGTTGATGAATGCCTGGCCGGACAGGATGAGGTTCTCTGGGTAGTTCGGGGTGAAGTCTACCCAGTCAGGATTGGCCTGGTTGTAGAGCGTGCGGAGGCGATCCTCCATCCCGAGTCGGGTGAGGTTCAGGTAGTCAGTGATCTGTGTTGGCAGCAGCGGTGCGGACATGACTCAGGCTCCTGAACCTAGACGATGGGCACCGACGTCTTCTTGACGCCTGCCAGCTCTCCATGTCGACCTTCCTCGGCCCCGACAATCCCCCAGGCGATGATCACGTTCTTGGTCTCTTCATCACTGCCCTCTGGCTCCATCGTGACATCGAACAGCTGGAGCTCAGGAATGTACACGGCAAAGCCCTCGCCCAGCTGCGACTGGTAGGCCCGCAGCAGCGCATCCGAGGCCTCCGACTGGGTCCGCAGCAGGTACAGGTCCGAGCCGTAGTTTGGGTCGCAGACCAGGGTGCGCCTCGGTGTCATCGCAAGGTGCCGCACGGCAGCCTCGAACCGCTCGAGCAGCTGTCCACGCTCCCAGCCGGAGCCGCTGTTGCCCACGGGCCACAGGCAGTTCCGCTTGCTGTACGCGCTGGAGAGGCTGCGATGCATGCTGTCGATCCTACCCTCGGCCGTCGGCCGTAGCTAGAAGTTCACGAACACTGGGTCAGCTCGCGTCTGCTTGGTCGGCTCCATCCCGACGAGCGGCGCCAGAATGTTGTAGATGGAAACGCAGGCGTTCCTGCAAATGTTCATGGCGATAGCTGCCTCGCCCATCCCTGGCGGCTTCACGATGGGCCCGAACGGGTCGTCGGGCAGCGAGATGAGCGGCGCTGCCCTCGAGCTGCTGGATAGGCTAAGGATGGTATCCGCGGCTCCACCGTACTGGCGCATGGCCTTGCGAAGCATCTTGACCTGCTCACCCCCTGGCAAGGTCCTGAGGAACATGTCCATGAGAACATCGTTGACCGGCTTGATGAACACGAGCAGGTCCAGCGCGATGGGTAGCCTCGAGGTCACCCCGCTCATGGCGCAGCGAACAATGTTCTCGAGCTCGGTGTCTCCAGTCAGCCTGGCGTTCTGCAGCGTCTGGATGTATCCGGTGATGATGCCATCGATCGTGGAGAAGAACCGGATGATCTCGTCAATCAAGTCGATGCAGTAGCTTGCTATCTCGCAGCCCGTCCGCACGTAGCACATGGGTGGCATCCAGGACAGGATGCGCGGAATGACCTTGAGTAGCAGCTTGACGCAGTCGAAGATGGGGTCCGGGTTCATCTGCGAGACGGCGTCGATGATAGCCGACATGCAGTTCTTGAATGCAGCCAAGGTCTCGACGATCTCGATGTACCTCTTGACTGGCGCCATGGCCGTGGCCAGCTGGTCCTGCATCCCGGCAAGCATCTCCATGGCATTGGGAATGCGGTCCAGCGTCGTCCAGGCCTTCGACATGACCCCGTAGTTCGGGATGGAGACAGACGGAGGCGGGTCAGGCACGGAGATGCCATTGCAAGTCACGAGGATTGGAACCGCGATACTCGCGGTCCCTGCCTCGTGTGGTAGCTCCGCCTCGTGCCGAGGGTTCTCGAAGCTTGGAATCGTGATGTTGATCTGCGTCACGGCTAGATTGGGCCTCCCCCCTTCAGCACGGTGCGCCCGTTGAGCTGGAGGACGCCGGCCTCGATGTCGATGAGCCCTTCACAGTACAGCGTCAGGACGGTGCCGGCCTCGAGGCGAACCTGCTGAGCCTTGCGGCTCTCTCCAGCATTGGCCCCGATCTCCAGGCGGCTACGCGAGATCTGCTGGCCGTCGGTACGTGTCTCCTTCGTCTCGATGACGACCCGCTGCTCATCAGCATCATCGATGACGTAGAAAGCCATCCAGGCGTTCTCCCAGAGGCAGCAGCGCTTGCGAGCTCGCTCCACGTCGGCGGCTTGCCTGATGGACACTGGACCTAGAGAGACCTCATTCTCGTCTACACCATAGAAGCCAGTGAGGTAGATAGCCGAGGACTCTGGGCTGTCCCAGATTCCATCCTTGAACATGACGTAGACTTGCGTCTCGAGCTCGATGGGGTACTGCGACCCCTTGTTCTTTCCACCCGCCCCCGGCCAGCAGGCTGGCTTGATCCAGTAGGACGTGTAGGGCTCGATCAGCCCAGGGATGAGCACCTTCACTCGACCCAGGCCCTCAGGGTCCTCGTTCACCTTGACGATGCCCTCGATGAACCCGATGATGAGGTCCTCATCCATTGGCTACTTGGCTCCTCTAGCCACTGTGTTGTCCACGAGCGGGGTAGTTGGGTTTGTGGCCATTGGGCGCCACGGTACTGCCGTGCTGGTTCCAGCTCGCGTCTCCATTGGGCGCTGCGCGGGTCGATACTTGCTTGCGGGCTTTCCGCTTCCACCGCCTACATTGCCTGTGGAAGCGGTGCAGACTTCCTCGTAGAAGATCGCTTTCTTGCCGAGATCGTCGCCTACAGTGATGGCTCGCCGACGGCAGGACTTGGTCTTGTTCTTGGGGTGCTTCAGGTGCATCTCCACCGTGTAGTCAGACCGCGGAATGGTATGTCTCGCCTCGGTGATGAGCCATTCCCCGTCGACTAGAGGAGAGCCTGTACCGAGGATACCAACGGCCCGGCCTGCAAGGAGCCTCGGGTCCCCCACGACCTTGAGGTTGATCTGAAACGCGTTGTAGTTCCGCTTCTGGAATCGACTCAGGATCTTTTGGTTGATGAAGCCTTTGGAGCCTGAAGCTTGAAGCGTTTCTTCCCAGCTGAGCTGGCTACGTGAATCCTTTGCCATCTCGTATAGGAACGCTGACATCGGAGAGGCAGTCTTGACTGCATCAGCCAGGCTTACTCCCTGAACTACTATATGCCGCAGCCTGTCATTGTAGCTCTTGGCCGTGATATTACCTGGAATGGGAAGGCGCCAGTCACAGTCTATGGTCAGGTCCAGTGTGTCCTTATCCGCTCCAAAGTTGAACGTCGAGACGAGATCGAACACATTGCCTGACCATTGAGAAGAGCACCACCACAGCTTGCCAGCAGAGATCCTGAAGATGAACCCGAACGTCCGAGCAAGAGACTGAAGAACTTGCCTGTCCTTCATCCCCGCCGGCATCGTGTAGCCTTCGATGTTGTCCTCAGTCGGCTGAATGATGGCAGTAGGCCCCTTGAAGCCAAGGCGCTCGGCTATGATGCGAATGATGTCGCTGGTGCGCTTGCCAGGAATGTACCTGTCGCGAATCTGATTCAATGCCGCTTCAATCTGCAAAGCATCCTTGGATGCACCATACTCGCGATGAGCATTCTTCCTTGGCTTCCCACTCTTGGTCGGCTTCGGCGCTTTGCGCTCCGGCTTGGCCGTACGGCCCCAGCGAGCCTTTCCTGTTGGCCCGCCTGGCGCATTCCGGTTCCTTCCGATGTAGGTCACCTTGCCTTGTGATTCCCGCATCGGTCTGTCTTTGAATGTAGAACCAACTCCTCCTTGAATTCGATTGAGGATGAACACTTTCCACTCCGTAACCTCGTCGATGTACCCAAGCTTGATGCCCAGAACGAGGCCGGAAGCGATGTTCTCTGCAGACGTCATCTGCCCATCATGGTTGTCGAGCTCGAGCTCCAGCGTGTCAAACTGGTTCAGCCTGTCCGTGTAGACTACATTGAGTAGCCTGTCACGGAGCATGTCCGCGGTGACCTTGCCGTATATCACAATGAAGTGCACGGAGCGGTTCCACGTGAAGAAGTCCGAGCTTGACACTACAGCCTCGGGTACTCAGTAAGCGGAGTTCCAAACGCCGTCATCTCGATGTAGCTGATCGACGGGATCATGATGACCTCGCCCACAGCTAGCGGGATGGACGGGTCTATGATCGGGTCCTCCTGCGCCTGGGCGATGATAGGCCAAAGGTCTACAGCGTTCCTGTACATGCCTCCGTAGTAGATAATCGCAAGGTCGAAAAGTCGCTCCTCGCCCTTGCAGACGTGCATGATGGACTCGTCGAGCTCCTCGAATGGCAGCCTCTCTGGCAGCGAAACGAACACCCGCCCCAGCTCATCAGAGTATGGTACTCCATGCCGCTCCAGTCCTGAGAGATAGATGCTGCTAGTGTCCGTGGTCATTCTATCTCCCAAACCTCAGCGTGGTTCCGGGGACCATGGCGTCAACTACTCCGCGGTCTTCTGGGAATCGGCTATCACTCATCAGCGGATTTGCGCCGGGCGGGTCCCAATTGCCTCCACGCATCCCCATTACCTCATGGGCGTATTGCGTCTTGAACTGCACTCGACGCTCGATGAGATCGAGGTGGACAGTAGCCTCTCGTGGCTGCATGTCTGCGTCCCACCTTGTGTACCGAATCTTCCAGTGCTTGATGACGGCTTGGCAACGCAACGTGTTCGGCCAGTCGATGATGAGGATAGCAGCCGCGTGGCCTTTTGCTGTGGGGAACGCAAACGACGTGAGCCATTCAGCGGCCCAGCGCACGGTCATCTTGTCCTTCAGGACATTGCCGTACCTGAAGATCGTGAACCCGAACTGGGATAGATAGAGCTCTATGGGAAACGTAGGAGCGCTCGTGCCCCCAAACATCAGGACAGACCCACTCCCGCCAATGGGCTTGAGCTCCCCGATGTCCACGTCCCCAGAGATCTCCAGCTCCGGTGGGTTGTAGAGCACTTCCATGAAGTTCTTCATTGGATCGTTGATGTCGTGGATCGTCACGTGGGCATTGGCCCTGACCAGCCCGCGGAAGTCGCCCTCCTTGCCCATCGTGGTCTGTCTTCCGCCGAACGCTGACTTTGACATCAACGCATCCTATGGCTGCCATGCACCCCTGTAGACCTGTCTAGCGGGTGCGGCACGCTGTCGTCTCCCACAATGACTACTTTGATCTTCCCCTCTTTGAATTGCTTGAGCAGCGCGGCATTCGTTGCCGCCAGGTCCTTGAAGGCAGTCTCGGTCATTATGCGATAGTCAACAGCTGCGCCGATTGCGCCTTCTGCCCTACGCGCAGGGCCACCTTTCGCTTCAGACCTAGCTCCAAGACCAAAGGCTCCAGGCTTCGACTCTAGAGCTCCAGGCTCGAACAGCAGGCCCGCGCCGGGCAAGCCACGAACATCCTCAGGGGGAAGATATCCCTTCTCTCCAAGCATCGTCATTGCCTTGACTGCTGTGGAGTAGGGCACGCCTTTGGTCATGGACTCGGAGAGGATCTTGTGCATCCCGCGGAAGCGAGCCACGAGGTTCCCGCCAAATGCTCCTGGCTGAGTCATCTCGATATGCTGCGCTACGGCTCCGGCGGCAGTGAGATAGCCAAGAAGCTCTTGCCCTTCGCTCGTTGACAGCTCCTTGCCAGATTGCCCCTTCGACCAGATCTTCTGGGCCTCGTTGAGCCCTAGCATGCTTCCTCGCACCGCCATCGTTTCCTGCGGGCCTAGGCCTTTCAGTCCAGTGAACTTCGATGCCAGCTCACTAGCAATGTTCCACTGCACACGCTGCGGCTTGTAGTTCATGATGGCATCTAGCTTCCTGATGACATTCTCGAATGCTTGCGTGCCGAACTGGAGGGCCTCAAGCTTCTTTTTGTTCTCCTCGTCGGTCATGGCCTTCCTGATCTTCGATTCTGCTGAGAGTGCCTCCTCCATCTTTTTCTTCTTGTAGGCCTCTACGGCATCTATGTAGAGCAGGCTGCGCATCAGCGAATTGAACGTGCCAGTGCGCGTGTTCTTCTCCAGCGTGGTATACCAGGACTGGAGTGCCTCATTTGTCTGCAGGAAGTTTGCTAGCTCGTACAGCCCGTATAGACCTGCGGCAATTAGCGCTGGTATGCCACCGATTGCCGAAGCCGCGCTGGCCGCTGCAGCTTTGACAGTCGTCCACGCTGCGGCCGTCTTGGTTACTGCAGTAATGTTGGTCAGACCAGCACCATAGCTAGCGTAGGATCCATAGCCCCCAATCGCACCGCCTGGTCCAACCATTCTGGGAAACGCGCTAAACAGTACGCTACTGGGCATGCCAGGCTGGCCAAGTCCCATTTTTTGCAGCCCAGACGTAACTGCCAATCCAGCAAATGCTCCGCGGAGCCGCGTGATTGCCCCGCCGAATGCAGAGGCTTGGATTGATCCCTGCATCAGGTTGTGATTCACGACGGACATGATGCGGGATGCGCCCTGTAGCGCAGCACTGAAGGCCCAGATGCCGCCTTTGACCATGAGAACAATAGCGCCGATTTGCGCCAGGAAGGATACGCCGGGCAGACTGATGAAAGCCGTGAAGACGTTGAGGAGCTTCTCGGCGAGGCCGACGATCAAGCTGAATGCTGGACCTAGCTTGCTGCCAATCTCCAGGGCAAGGACTTGCCCAGCCTCGGTCATGCGCTGGAACCCGGCGCCTATGGTCTTCTGCCAGGCTTCTGCCAGACGCTGGAGGAAGCCAGTATCCCCCATGGCTGCATTGAGCTCCTTGAAGACGTCTCTATTCTGCCTCCAGGCGTCGGTGACGACCATCATGATGGATTCGAAGGTCTGCTTGGCTCGTCCCGTGAAGGCTTTGCCCCCGCCTTTGACCATCGTCTTCGTGAGGAAGTCGCTGAACGTGCCGCCCATCTTGTCCCAGGCGGGTGCTGCCTCCATGAATATCTGCGGTAGGCTCTTGCCGACGATGTCGATGTTCATCGCCCTGAATGCTTCTTCCGCCGCGGGGCGAGTGAGGTCCGAGACCATACGGGCATAGAGCGTAGAAGCCCGCTGCGCCGACGGCATGACGCGCTTGAGGATAGCAAAGGTGCCAAACGCCTCTTCCGGGCTATAGCCAGCTGTGCGAGTGGCAACACCGACCTTGCCCATCACTCCCGGCTTGAATTCCTCGATGCCGAACCCGGCCCAGTTGGCAGCTGCAGCGATCTTGTTCAAGGAGGCTGGGATCCTATCTGCAGCGAGGTTGAATGCCCTCGAGAGCTCGCCCGCGAAGGCAGCAGCCTGCTTGATGTCCATCTTGCCGAAGGAGGCCATCGCGAACTGAGCAGTGGCACCAAGAGACTTCACGGCGCCCTCGGCGCTGCCCGTCTTGCGACGGAGCTCGAGCATGGCCTCGGCGACCTCGAGGGGGCCAAACGAGGTCTCCTTGGCGACCTTCAGAACCTCATTCCGGTAGTTGGTCATCTCGCTGGCAGACGCGTTGGTCAAGGCCTTCAGGCCAGCGAAGGCCTCCTCGAGCTTCATCGTGGGCGTCATGATGGACATGAAGACGTCCTTGATGCGCGACGCCGCCATGATGCCCGTGAAGGCCCCAGCGAGGTTGGCGAAGTTCCCCCGCATCTTGCCAGCAGCCTTGCTGACAGAGTTCAGCCCGCCCGTGACTCGATTCGTGTCCCGCTCGAACTGCGGGATCCCGAGGTAGCCCGTGAGGAATCTACAGTCGAAGATCGCCATGCGGCCTCAGATACCTCAACTAGGTGTCTCTGGAGAGGAGCTCGTCCTCCGCCATCTCCAGATGTAGGCCTTGCTGTGCTCCAGGAAGTGGCTTGGACGCAGCTTCCATTATCTCCTCCCGCTCGGCGTCCAGCAACAGCTGCAGGCCTTCCAGCTGCCACCTGGGCAGGCGCTTGATCTCATCCAGCGTCAGCCCCAGGTTGCAGAGCTTGGGGTAGCCAATGGTCGCCTTGTAGAGGGCGATCACGCAGGAGCTGCGGGTGAGTCTGCCCCCGAAGATGGCTTCGACCGCCTGGAGCTGCTCAGCAGCATCTCCAGCCCATAGAAGCGGTGATCCAAAGGGAGTAGAGTCTGCTGATCCCTCCCCGAGCAGAACACGTTGTCGCACGTCCAGTCCGCGTAGAGGTCCGGCCCGCCGCCTGCCTGCTCGAGCGTCTCCTTGACCGTTCGGCCCAGGGCCCAAGGCTGCCCGGGCAGGCCCCAGAACTCCAGGATTTCCCTGAGGCTCGTCATGGGCTTGCTGCTGTCGAGGAACCGGATCGACTGGATGGACAGGCAGTGCTGGATGCGCAGGAGCAGCTTCTGGTCCTTGCGACCGCGCTTGGCGATCTCCGGCAGGTGCTGGCCCCTCAGGATGCGCAAGTCGACCTCCGCGGGCCCCTTCGCGGTCATGACGGGGCGCACGATGGGCTGCTTGCTGGCCAGGTGCTGCTTGCCCTCCTCGGTCGCCGAGATGATCTCCACGTCCTTCATGGCGATCTCCAGCTTCTTCTTGCGCCCGCAGGAGTCGCAGGAGCGATCGAAGCGGAAGATGCCATCGTCGGTGATGGCGCGGATGAGCACGTTGGCCGCCTGGATGTCGTCGATCGACACCTCGCTCCAGCTCGGCTTGGCGTTCGCCCCGAAGCCGTAGGGTCCAGGCTCGAGGCAACGAATGGTCCCGAGCTCGGCCATGCGCAGCGTCAAGGCCTGCGCGTCGTCCTTCTGGTCGAGTAGGGCTTCCTGGTCAGCGAGGCACCAGCCTCGGATGTCGAGGACCATCCCCGATGGGAGCAGCGCTTCAGACATGGGAACTCTCCTTTGACTTTGACTTGGGATTGAGCTTGAAGCTCTGGAAACGGCGCAGTAGCACCGTCAGGGGCTACTGCGTCTCGCGGTCGAAGAACCAGAGAGCCATCTCGAGGCTCTCGATCTGAATGTCGTCGGACATGTTGTCCCAGTCCGAGGGAGACCACTTCGCCGGCCCGCAGGAGTACATCGGCCACTTGATGCGTGCCTTCTGCGTGCGGTCGTTCTGCCAGACAACCAGGTCCCGCAGCAGGTCCAGCGTCAGGCGGCCCTTGCCCTCCGGCATGTGAGCCAGCATGTCGATGCACTCCTTGCACCAGTCGTAGAAGTGCTCGTCCTCGGACACGCCACGAGCCAGAGTGACGTTCCCGAAGGTGACCCGGCCAGGCTCCTTGATCGGCGCGATGGCCCCACCCTCGGCGTACTCCGTCCACGCGATCGTGCACTCCAGGCCAGATGCCTTCTGGAACTTGGAGAGGTTCCCGAACCCGCCCGACATGTCGTTGACGGTGAAGAGGAACTTGGAGAGCAGCTCTCGGCTTCTTGCCTTCGTCGGCATGGGATTTCTCTCCTACTGGCCCGAGGTGGCCGCCAGGTCCTTCTGGATGCGGCTCCTGGTCCCCTGGCTGTCTCGGGTGAAGAGGATCTTCACGAACCGCGAGGCGCGTGCGGTCATGATGCCCTCGAGCACGTTGAACTCCTCGTTGTCGCGTGCCACGGCGTTGTTGATGCCCTCGCCAGGGACATCCGCGTTGACGTAGAAGGCGTCGTTGGTGTCCTTGGTCTCGAAGACCTCGTTGGCCGTCCACATCGAGAGGTCCTTGGCCAGCGTGCGCTGGACGCGTTCTCGCGCGACCTCGGTGTTGCCCTGCGTCCGCTGCTCCTCGATGTAGGACTCGTGCGTCCGGCGCAGGTGGGCCACTCCACGGATCTCACCGACGGAGATGAAGTTGCCCGAGCGATCGCCTGCCATGACGTCGTTGATCCAGACGCCGTAGCGCCCATCGACGTTGCGCAGGCCAGCGACGATCGGGTTGATCCCATTGTCCGTCACGTAGTCCTGCACGTTCTCGTCGAGGACCGTCTCGGTCTCGAGCCCGGTGGCCTCGTTCAGGTAGCCATAGGTCTGGTTGCCCGGCTGGCGCCACATCTGCTGCTTGACGTCCTCCACCGTGTTGCGCGCCATGCGGCCGGCGATGAGCCCCGAGGGCGGAACCACGATGTTGTCCTCGAGCCCGTAGAGCGTCTTGTCCGGGTTGGCGATCTTGACCCGCGGCCAATACATGGCCGTGCGCGCCTCCGATACATCCAAGCTCTGCACGTGGGTCACGATGGCGTCGTCATCGCTGCCAGCTGGGGGGTCCGGAACGAAGACGATCTTGCCCATCTTCGTCTCGCCGCAATACGTGGTGGCAGCGTTCTGCACCGCCGTTGCCGTCGAGTCCGGGATGATCAGCAGATCACCCTCGTTGGTCAGGTTGAAGCCGTAGAGTCCCGTCCGGAGCGCAGGCGACCCGATGTAGTCGGTGGTGGTCAGGCCGGTCAACCCGTTGTCCCCACCCGTGAGGTAGGTCGTGGAGACGTTCACCGGCCGGCGCTGCAGCGTGCTTCCCGCGGCCAGCTTGTCCTCGAGTCGAATGCACTTCGACCGGCTGGAGAGCGTGTTGACCACGGCGATGGCGTAGTTGGTGTCGTCGGCTGCGTCCATGTTGAGGTTGCGATGTCGCTCCACAGGGCGAGTGTAGCCCGTCCGGTAGACCACGAGGTCAAACGACGAGGTCTCCCCGTTGGTCGCAGCCGTCACGCTGACGGAGTACTCGTTGCCGACCGTGCCGTAGTAGAGCGCGTCCACGTCGAGCGTCGCGACGACGCCGCCGTCTGTCCCAGTATGCGCCGCGGTGTCGAGGCCCATCTTGGTCTCGGCTGTCGACGTCGCATCGGCATGGATGCTGCCGGTGGACCCGGACGTGTTCGTCCGGATGGTGAGGTACCCGCTATCCGAGCTCACGGTGATGAGCCCAGTCAGCTCGGCCTCGCCCTCGAGCCACGCCTTGACCTCGGCCAGGCTCACGGAGCTAGCGTCCGCGGCGTCTCCCGACCCAGTGACCGTGGCCACGTTGAACTGAATGATCGAGTTGGCGTCAGTGCCGTAGGGCCCACCGCCGCTCTCGACGAGGTTGATGCTTGCGCCTGAGCCCTTCTGGTCCGTCGTCAGGGTAACTCGCTTGCCAGCGCCGGTCACTGTGGCCTGCACACCGAGGAGCTGCGCGTTCAGAATCGCGGCAACTTCCTCGGCAGTCGCCGCGGTGATGTCGTCGAAGTCCGCGCTGCGGAACGTGACCTGCTGCGTGTCGCCAGCGTTGATGGAGAAGTCCATCGTTGAATCGGGCACGATGTTGAAAGGCTCATCGAGCTGGTTCTGCTCCGTCGCTGCCACCGCAGTGAACGTCGCCGTGCCCTTATTCGCCGGGTCCTCACCATCGATATAGAGGATCAGCGTGTCGTTGTTCTCGAGGGCGAACGGTGCCAGGACAGTCCCAGTGATCATCGCGTACGACGGAGACACGTCGGACGTGCTCAACACGGCTGCGGCTTTGGCCCCCGTGGCCGGATCGCCGTTTCCATCCCAGTGGAAGATGCGGTTGAAGATGACCTTCCCGCCACGCCGCCCGCGGCCACGGAAGTACTGGTCGATCGCGATGCCAGCGTAGTAGCTGGCCATCATCCCGCCGAACTTGGTCTTGAAGTCATCCCACGTCGTACAGACCGTTGGGCCCAGCGGACCCCACGGCGCAACGCCGGGAACCAGCAGAGTGTCAGACTCCAGGCTGGGAACGCCTCGCGCCGACGGCGGGACGTTCTCGAACTCGATCCTCGATCTCCCGCGACCCATGGGCTAGACCTCCTCGACAGCCGTGAGAACTTCCTCGACGGCGATCGTCTTGCCGACGGCGGCGCGGATCTGAGGGATGCGCTGCACCACGGCGGGCAATGGCTGGCTCTTCTCGCCAGGCTGTAGGATGATAGAGGCCTCCCGACGCTTCGGCGCTCCTTTGCTCATCGATGGCAGCGGGGCGCACAGGCAGCGCTGCAGCTTCGTGCAGACGATGCTGTGGTACAGCGTCTGCTCGAAGACCATCTTGCCGATGTTCTTCAGAACGACTTGCTTTTCGGCCATCAGCGTTTCTCCAGCAGCTTTCCGTTCATCCTAGGGGGAGCAGCGCTCCTCGGCAATTTCTGTGGAGGCCTAGAGACCTTCGGCCTCTAGGCCCTCACAGGGTTGGAGGAACACGGCCTACGTAGAGCTGCGCGTGCTCGATGAGCTTGACCTTCTCGACCGGGTAGTTACCGACCGTGCGGATGCCGCGGACCCGTAGGGCCATCTGACAGAGGGAAATGCCCATGCTGCTCTCTCGCCCAGCCTGCGTAGGGTCCTGCGTGATCTCGATGGGGTAGCTATTCGCGTCCGTGCTGCCCGGGTAGAGGTCCTGGTCCACAGTGGAAGTCAAGTAGGGGTCAGCATTGACTGCCTCCTGCACTGCCTGGCACAGAGCTAGCGGCTCAATCATGCCTCGCCCGCCCGCGGTGAGGGTGCAAGTCATCATGTAGGTCCTTTGCCCACGGTAGTAGTCGTACCCCCCTGTGGCATTGGGCACCTCCTCGAGACCATTGTCCTCCTCGGAGTACTCCTTGTCGTGCGCCCACGACAGGTCCACACCCAGGTACGGCACCTGCTCAACCTTCGTTACGGTTTCTCCCTCGTCGTTGAACTCGATGCTGAGAGCCACGTTGGTCTCGAGCAGCACCTCGCGCTGCAAGCGCTCCAGGAAGGCCTCCAGCACCTGCTCCAGCGGGTCTGCCTTGCCCGGGGCATACCTTGGGTGCCTGGCGTAGGTGTAGACGGCTGTAGCCGTGGCAGTCTCACCAGGAATGACTACGCCAGTAGAGCTGAGGTTGGATACAACCACGTCTACGGCCGTGTGGGACTCAGCCTGGGAGTCTCCCATATACCTCGGGGCTTGCACACGAATGTGCATCGAGGAGCACACGTCGATGTGCTCGGCGGGGCGGCCTCCGATAGTCACGGAGACCGTTGCGGGGATCACAGGGACGGGAATCTCGTAAGTGGCCACGGGTATTTTGAAATTCGTCCCGTAGATCTCGATCAGGTTGAACCCAGAGGCTGGTCCGGATGCTGGAGAGATAGAGGAGATCGTCGGTACGGTCATGCTGAGATCATCGGGCTTTGACCGAACCTCCTGCAATAATTCTTGTTGACAGCCAAATGCCAACAGGCAGAGGATGAGTCTAGATCCGGGGGGAACCTACCGCTGGTGGGGAGGGGGAAGGAATGTTCTCTACTCCCCCTAGCCATGACAAGGAGAATGTCCATGCCGCATTGGGTTTCATGGGTCCTGAACCAGATGATCTGGTTCATCCCGGCGCTCTTGCTCCTCGGGACCGTGCTCAACCGCGTCTCCCTGCATTTCAGCGTCGGCTCCAAGGCTCGCTGGTTCCTTGGTGTCGTCACGGAGGCCTTCAGCGTCCTCACCTCCGTCGGCTGCCAGTGGAGCCCAGAGTGGTACGGCAAGCTGAAGTTCCCGTTCCAGAGCGTCCCGCCCGACACTGAGAAGCCCAAGGACGGAGGCTTCGTGAGCCTCGGTCTGATGCTGTTCCTCGCTGCGGCTCTGGTCCTGCTGCTCTCGGGGTGTGCTACGGCTGAGAAGGCCTTCAAGGGAACATCAGCCTCGACGACGTCGTTGCGGCAGGCGGCCACGGCCTGGTTCGACGCTGACTGCATGAAGACTGCCAAGGCCTGTCCCAAGGGCAAGCCCGAGGACTGTGCGCCATGGGTGAAGTGCAGCAAGACCCGAGAGGCCGTCTACACGTCGACGAACTCGATCCAGCTGGGCTGCGCATCCGGGCTGCAGCTACTCACTGCCGGATTCGACGTGAAGGCCAAGCTGCTCCTCGTCGAAGTTGGTCTGGCCGTCGAGGAGCTCTACCAGAAGCTGAAGGACCTGGGCGTCTTCTCCGCTGGCACCAAGGGCCTGCTGGAGGTGACGCCATGACGTTCCAGCAAGTTCTCGATGCCATCAAGGGCGGCGCCGACATCGGCACCATTCTGCTCAAGCTCGCCGTCGGCATTGTCGAGGCCATCATGCACTCCAGCGGCAAGAGTACCGACGAGGTCCTCTCCGACATCCGCGTTGAGATCGCCGCGACCAACAAGGCTCGCGAGGACGCCGAGGCCGCGGAGCGGAAGGTCATCTCCGGAGGCTAGGCAGCTCCGTAGGCCTGCGCCATCCTCTCCAGTCGTTTCTTGACCTGCTCGTCGGCAACCTTGGGCAGGATTCGCCGGACGATGTCCTTGGCGACTGCAGACCAGACGGGCCGCTTTGGGGGCGTGTAGTAGTAGAACCCGCGGTCCTTGTCCTCCTCGGGGAGGTAGTTCCTGGCTGACTTCCGCGTTCCATACCCGCCACGTCCCTCGCGGATCATGATCTGGTAGACGATGGACCGTAGGGTGATCTTGACCATGGCCTCGCCCGGGGGGTTCTCGATGCCATGGGCGATCTGAGCGAGGTTCTTCCCCGTCGAGATGTGCACGGCGAGCGGGTCGATCTGCACCACGTAGCCCTTGCCCGGCTGTGGAGTCACGACGACGAACCTCGCGAAGCCCTGCAGGCCGACGTGGCTCTCTGGCATCGGCAGACGGTAGGGCCGGTTGCCTCGGCCCTTCTCCTTGCCTGCTCGAGCAGCCTTGTACCCGAAGCCGCTGCTCCGGCCGTAGCTGCGGTACTTGGCCTTGACGAGCGCCTGAATCTGACCCGTGGCAGACTCGGCTGCCTTGGACATGACACGCGCGAGGGCCCCGGCCTTCAGGTCGTTGAAGAAGGCGATGGCATTCCGGATGCCTTGAGCATACTCAGCTTTGCCTTGCTTCTGAGAGGCCACGGCGCTACCGCTGCTTGGCCGGATTCGAGGCCTGGTGCGTCGTGTAGAGGATCTCGAGGTCGTGCCCCGATGGTCCGAACCCGTTGCTCCCCGGGCGGCACTCGAGGACGTAGAGCGGGCTGTCCCACGACATCACGACCTGCGTGGTCAGCTTCTTCTCGACGCGCACAATGCGATCCATCTTCTTGAGGATGCACTTGCCGCTGGAATCGAGGAGACCGAGCCGTGTGAGGTCTCTGTGATGGAGCACGAAGACCACGTTCGAGTCGGGGGTCTCACCGCCGAAGTTCGTGCGCAGGCGCTCGAAGCTCTGCACCTCGACCTGGCAAGGGACCTTGATCTCCAGCATCTCCTCTCGAGCTGAAGTGGGCTTTCCCGTCGTCGGGCTGGTGTAGACCACGGGCTCTCGCAAGACCCTGTTGTAGCCCTGCGTTGGAGCTCCGGGCGGGTCTACAGCTCGCGTGGCCTCGAAATCGAGGCGGGCGATGACCACACCGACGGGCTTGATGAGAGGGACGCGCATCAGCTGTTGAAGTCCTCGCTGGTCGAGTCGTCAACCCACTCGAGCTGGGTCTGGCGCCGGCCGGCTGGGCGCATCATCAAGGGGGAGGCGAATCGGATGAGCTTCTGGTCCAGGATAGGGTCCCCCGTGGGCTCGGAGTAGCTCCCGCTGCCCCCTCCGCCCTTCCCGTAGCCCCCGAACGTGATGGATTGGTCCCGGGTCCGCATGGACAGAACGCTGCCCGGCCGCTGGACCTCGGGATCACTCAGCGAAGGGTCTTCCAAATGCCTGGTGATAAGTGCACCCAGCACCTGGGCTATCTCAGTTGGGGTTTCACCGATACCTACCCGATCTGACATTTCCGCGGGGGCCGGGTCGGTGTAGCCGAAGACCCCGGTGAGCCTCAGGCCCTGCCAGGAGCCTGCCCAGCTACCCCCGGTGAGCAGGACGAGCTTCGGGTCCTGCCGGTCGTCCGGGGAGAGCAGGCCGTCCATGTGCCGGTTGTAGACGCGGTAGGCGTCCTGGTCGTAGTCGTAGGCCACGTCGTCCGTGGGGACGCCTGAGTTGAGGGTCTTGTCGGTCGACTGGACCTTCTCGATGGCGATGACGGCTTCCTGCAAGCTGAGGATCGGGCCGTCGGACAGGGGCTCGGTGCGGAGCTCGCCGTACCGCGGCTCGAAGAAGCGGCCGGTCCAGCTCTCGATCCTCCTCGAGTACTGCTCGACGAGACGCTGCAGGGTGCGAATCGGAGTGGTGCTGGCGACGTAGCCGTCCTCGATGAGCCGGCGCGTGCTGGCATAGGCGCAGAAGCTTCTCCCCGTGGGGTAGTCGATGGCGCTAAGCACCTCGAACGGGATGACCTGAACGTAGGTGGGCCCCGTGGAGGACAAGCGGTAGCTCACGATGACCCGGTGCGACCCGACGGATCGGCTGGTCGTGTCGAACGGGATGACGTAGCGCCCGGTGCCGAGCTTGTGGCTACCCTCTGTCAGGAGCACAGTTGTACCGATCACCACTGGGGTGCCCACGGACGGGTTGGTGATGTCCTGAACGATGAACGACCCGTCGTAGATGTCGAGGAGGACCTCGCCCTGCCGGCAGAAGAACAGCAAGCGCGGGACGGTCTTGCTACTTACCTCTCCCTGAGTCAGGCCGCGCATGGCTGTCGTCTCCTCGTTTCCTGCGGATGATCTTCTTCAAATCCCGCTGTGCACTCGCAAATTGTATCTGAGGAGAGTTGGCGAACTCAACTTCGAGGCTGCGCGCGTGGCTGTCCGGGTCGTAGAACCACACCTCGTGCCGTGCTGGCCCAAGGAAGAATCCGTCTCTCACTTCGATCTTGAGACCGGAAGACTGCCTCGACCGCATGTAGATGTAGATGGCAAGGTCGAGCTCGGTGACCTTCACTCGATCGCCGAACCGCTCCATGGACGGCGATGCGTAGTCGTTCAGCTCCTTGCCAGCAGGCACGTGCGCTCTCAATCCTCGCCGGACGGGCCAGCCGGGCGCATCTCGCCAGTCTCGACGGCTTCATCGAGGTCCATGACGCGCGTCTTGATGACGGCCTTCTCCAGGTGCGTGGCCTGCGCGGCGATCTCGTTGATCTCCGGGTCGCTGGACGACACCGTGGCGTTACCCTCAGCGTCGGAGACGTTGATGGAGAATCCGGAAGAGAGATCGATCGGCTGGTTCGCCTGCTTCTC